AACCAAGAAAAGGCTCTAAGAGAAGACAAACAGTTTATGACAGAAGGTACTCCAACTTCATTCGTTGGTGGTAATGGAGCATTAGACACATGGGATCCAATATTGATCTCACTAGTCAGACGTTCTATGCCTAACCTAATTGCATATGATATCTGTGGTGTGCAACCAATGACAGGCCCAACAGGACTTATCTTTGCTATGCGTGCTCGTGGACTATCAATGGACGGTGCAGAAGCTCTTGCTGATGAACCATCAATGTTGTCTAACCAAGACGCTGGATCAGATACAGGTGGTGGAGACATCTCAGGTACTAATCCTTCAGTTCTTAACGACTCACCAGTAGGTACATATACAACTGCAACAGGTATGACTACAGTTCAAGGTGAAGCTTTAGGTGATACTACAACTAATGCTTTCGCAGAAATGGCGTTCTCAATTGAGAAGCACACAGTTACAGCAGTAACACGTGCTCTTAAAGCTGAGTACACTATGGAACTTGCTCAAGATCTTAAAGCAATCCACGGATTAGACGCAGAAACAGAATTGGCAAATATATTGTCAACTGAAATTCTTGCAGAAATTAACCGTGAAGTTGTTCGTAACATCTACGTTTCAGCTGTTAAAGGTGCTCAATCAAATACTACAACTGCTGGTATTTTTGACCTTGACACAGACTCAAATGGTCGTTGGTCAGTTGAGAAGTTTAAAGGTCTAATGTTTGCAATCGAAAGAGATGCAAATGCTATTGGTCAACAAACTCGTAGAGGTAAAGGGAACTTGATTCTTTGTTCTGCTGACGTTGCGTCTGCATTACAAATGGCTGGTGTTCTTGATTACACTCCTGCTCTTAATAACAACTTGAATGTTGATGACACTTCAACTACATTCGCTGGTACTATGAACGGACGATACAAAGTATATGTTGATCCTTATTCAGCAAACGTATCTGCTGCTCAGTACTATATTGTTGGATATAAAGGCACTTCACCTTACGATGCTGGTATGTTCTACTGTCCATACGTTCCGTTACAAATGGTTCGTGCGGTTGGTGAAAATACTTTCCAACCAAAAATCGGGTTTAAAACTCGTTACGGTATCGCTGCTAACCCATTCCACACTGGAACAGTTGCAGCTGCGAATGACGGAGCAATCTCCATCAGTTCTGCTACCAACAAATATTACAGAAAAGTTAAAGTTTCTAACCTTATGTAATAGTAATAGTTGGTCTAACCAACTAAAAAACAAAAACTTAAAGAGGGGATTTATTCCCCTCTTTTTTTTATTATAAATAGTAGTATGGTAACAACAACTTCACCTCTCGCTAGACAACCAACTAAGTTAGATTATTCGAGTCCAACTCAGTTCAAGTTTACTATACACCAACTTCCAAAAGTTGAGTTTTTTACTACATCTGCAGCTGTGCCTGGCATATCACTGAATAATATAGAATTACCAACACCATTTAAAAATATACCAATTATAGGTGACAAGCTTACATTTGAAGACCTTACAATTTCTTTTATAGTAGATGAATACCTAGAAAATTATATAACAATTCATAATTGGATGTTAGGTATTGGTTTTCCAAAGGATAGAACACAATTTACTTCTTTTAGAAATTCTACATCAAATACACCAAACTCTGCAGCTGGAGGCAATAATGATATTGGTATTGTTGGTAGTCCTACAGATGATAATGCATTTTATTCAGATGCAACACTTACTATTCTATCGAATAAAAATAATCCATTAGTTGAAGTTCGTTACCATGATATGTTTCCAACATCTTTAAGTGCATTGGAATACAATCAGAACACATCTGATGTTGAATACATAACAGCAGATATAAATTTTAAATATAAATTATACGAGATGCATACATTATAATGGAGTGATAATGACACTTGATGAAATAAAAGCTCAAGTCCAACAAGATTTGAGTATTGATAAAGAACACCTAGATACAGAATCCCTAAAAAATCAAGAAATAAAAGCAAAATATTTAGATTACAAATCTAGGTATGAACTTCTTTTGTTTAAAGCAAAAGGAGATTATAAACGATTGTATCGCCAGAAGTGGGAATACTATGGTGGTAAGGCTGATGCAAAAATCTATATTAGTAAACCGTTTGACCTTAAAGTATTAAAGACAGACTTGAGTGTATATATTACATCTGATGATGATGTAATAGATGCAGAGAATAAAATTGGTTACTTAGAAACTGTTGTAGATTATATTAAAGGTGTCATTAAATCTGTTGATAACCGTGGTTGGGATATTAAAAATTCTATAGAATGGAAGAAATTTGAAGCAGGATTAACTTACTGATGAAAAAAGATTACAAAGTAACAGACTACATACAATATCAAAAAGGTATTGTTGATGATAAATTATGTTGGAGATTAACCAATAGACAGTTTGAATTTAAACCATCAGGCTATGCAACACACGATAGTGGTAAAGTAGTTAAAGCAGATCGTGTGTTAATGGATGACGCATGGATAAAAAGTAATGATGAACTTTATTCAGATGTTAAAATATCATTTGAAAATACTATAGAAAAGTACAAAGAAGAGTTTCCATTGTTTAATGTAAGTCGATTAACAGATTTTCGTATTAACAGATACGGAGTTGGTGGTTTTATGTCAAATCATGTTGATAACATTCATCATAGTCATGGGCAACAATATGGGTTTCCTCAAGCTACAATATTATTATTTTTAAATGATGACTATGAAGGAGGTGAAATTATTATTGCAAATAAACAATTTAAACCAGAAAAAGGTTCTGCAATTATATTTCCATCAAACTTTATGTATCCCCATGAAGTTTTAAAAGTTACTAAAGGAGATAGATGGAGTATGGTTTGTTGGTTGATGTAAAAAAATATAAATGTTTTCCAACCGTAATTGGAGAATTTAAATATATAATGCCTTCTGTTTGTGAGGAACTTATAAAATTTAAGAGCTCTGATATTTTTAGCCAAACCGAAGATGATATTCATTTGTTGTCAGAATTTAAATCATTTAAAGATACGGTTTTAAATGCAACTGACAAATATTTAAAAGACTTAGAATACATATACGATAGTTTAGAAATTACAGGTATGTGGGCAAATGCAATGCATGGTGGTGAAACACACGCACCACACACTCATTCAAACAATCTTATGTCGGGAGTATATTATTTAAAGGCATCTAAAAATACTGCACCAATTCAGTTTTTTGATCCAAGAGCTCAAGCTCACATACTATCTCCAAGAAAAAAATATAATTGGGATAACTCTAATATGATTCAGTTTAATTCCGTTAAGGGTGTAGGATTACTATTTCCTTCTTGGTTACAACATTGGGTGCCGAATAATAAAGATGACAGAATAAGTATATCATGGAATATAATTGCTAGAGGCGATTATGGTGAACCAAAGTCTTTACAAAATGCAAATATCTAAAGTAAACGAAGTATATCTACAATTAGAAGTTGACGATAGTTTAGAAAGAGAACTTTCAGACTATTTTACTTTTGAAGTGCCTGGCGCTAAGTTTATGCCACAATATCGTAATAAAATGTGGGACGGTAAAATACGTTTATTCTCTCCACATAATGGTAGAATATATGTAGGGTTGTTACCCTATATAAAAGAATTTTGTTTAAAAAATTCTGTTGACTATATAATAGATAAAGGAGTAGAAGATGACAGGAATGTTGTTCGTGAGAGCGTTGGAGATTTCGCAAAATCCTTACGTCCCACCTCACAAGGAAAGCCAATTGAGTTTCGTGATTATCAGATTGATGCAATCCATCATGCTATATCAACAAATAGGGCTCTTCTTGTTTCTCCTACTGCATCGGGTAAATCTTTAATAATATACACACTCATTCGTTATTATCATATGATGGGATTAAGGACATTAATATTAGTTCCTACTACATCACTAGTTGAACAAATGTATTCTGACTTTATTGACTATGGTTGGAAAGATGAGTTCATTCACAGAGTATATGCAGGCCGTGATAAAGGTTCTAAAAAACCAATTGTAATCTCTACATGGCAATCAATTTACAAACTTCATAGTCAATACTTTGCACAATATGGTTGTCTTATCGGTGATGAAGCTCATCTATTTAAAGCAAAATCTTTAACTGATATTATGACTAAAAGTAGAGATGTAAAATATAGATTTGGTTTAACAGGAACACTTGATGGCACACAGACACATCGTTTAGTACTAGAGGGCTTATTTGGAAAAGTCAAGAAAATTATTACTACAAAAGAATTAATGGATAATGATACTCTTGCAAAATTAGATATAAATTGTATTGTTTTAAAGCACTCAGAAGAGGAATCTAAAAGAATACGAACATATACATATTCAGAAGAAATAAACTATATTGTTTCTCATGTAAAAAGAAATGAGTTTATTAAGAATTTGTGTAGTAATATTACAGGAAACACATTATGTTTATTTCAGCTAGTTGACAAACATGGTGTTTTATTGTATAATGAAATCAAGAAGTTTGATAGAAAAGTATTCTTTGTGTATGGTGGAACTGATACAGAAACAAGAGAAAACATTCGTGCTATCACTGAAAATGAAAAGGATGCAATTATTATAGCTTCATATGGTACTTTTTCTACAGGCATAAATATTCGTAACATACACAATATTGTTTTTGCAAGTCCATCTAAAAGTAGAATACGAGTATTACAAAGTATAGGCCGAGGACTAAGGCAAAGTAAAGATAAAAGTGATGTAAAACTTTTTGATATATCTGATGATCTAACTTATAAGACCAGAAGAAATTTTACATTAAGACACTTTTATGAAAGAATAAATATCTATAAAGAAGAACAATTTAATTATAAAATAGACAGGGTAACAATATGATTCCACAAGTTATAAAGCTTTCAAACGGTGAAAATATAATTTGTACTATTACTGAAAGTGAAAATCCAGAACAATTAAAAGTGACTTCTCCCTTGAAGATGGATACCTTTAATAAAATTACAGATAAGGGAGTTGTTGAATCTTTAGGTTTATCTAGATGGATACAACCTTATTCTGATGAGCCTTTCTTTAAAATAGAAAAAACATCTGTTGTTATTATGACACCAGCATCCGAAGGATTATGTAGATACTATGAACATGTAATACATAATATAGAT